CTTGAATATTCTGTAGTAGAAGTTAGTTTTAACACTAGCAAGACCGTTAGCAGGTGTAGAACCTACAAATGGGTTTGACGCCATTCCGTATCTTGTTTTAAAACCTATTCTAGGTTGGAAAGTATCTTCCCCAACTGCTTTGACCATTTGTAATGGTACGTATGGGCAGTAGAAAACACCGGCGTCATAAGGGTTAGTACCTTTATAACCTACTGTACAGTAGTCAGTATTTGCATATGGGTCGATGTATACTTTGATTCTTCCGTTAAGAAGACCAGCAAAAGTATTACCAGTATCGTCAACGTTTAAGTTGTTAGATATACCTGGAGAGTAATCTAAAGTTCCAGCGGCCGCTAAAGCAGTTGCAACGTCAGAAGAACAGATTAGGATATTACCTTTTCCTCTTCTTGAGTCTTTCGCTATCTGATTACATTCTCTGTCTATTTGAACACCTAAACCTTTGAACTTCTCAGCACTCCATCTTCCATCAGCATCAGAAGACATATTGAACACACCATTAACAGTAACGTTTGCTTGTTGGGCACCGTCTTTTGCTTGTGAGTTAATAGTTCTGATAACTTCTCTATTGATTTCCGCTAAGATTTCAGTAGATAAGATGTTAGCAAGTTCTGTTTCAGCATCTAGACCGTGAATTGCTTTAAGGTCTTGAGCAAGTTCTAAAGTGTATTCTGCTTTTAGCGCCCTTGAAACAGCAGTTACAGTTGATTTCTCAATTGTGAAACCCATTTCATTGAAGGTACTACCAGTAGATGCACCTAGTTCCTCAGCATCAACAGTAGGCATACCAGTAGCGGCAAGAGACGTTAATCTGTCACCATCTGAGTCAATACCATTGTAACCTGAAACGTTGTCAGAATCATGAGTTCCAGATGAATCACCTGAGAATCTAGTTTCTGCTTCGTTGAACAATGCTTCTCTGTTAGAAGTTGAACCACCTTGGTATCTTGCCTTCATAGCAAAGATTAAACCAGTTGGTCCATTCATTGGTTGAACACCACATACATCGTATGCGATTAAGTTAGGCATAGCACGTCTAACTAATGAGATTAAGACTGGGTCAAAATTGGACACACTTGAAGTATTGTTAGCAGGTGCGGCCTCAAATAACATAGTCTCATTCTGTTCTGCAATTGCTTTCTCTTGGTTTTCCAAAAGTGCGGCAGTTACGGAACGTCTGTGATTGTCTTTAATGGCACCAGCAGATTCTTCATCTAAGACTGGTTTCCATTTTTCAATCAATTGGTCGTAAGATTGTACTTCCATTGTTATTTCCTATATTAAACCTAAATTAACTTTTAGGTTGAGTTTTACGTAAAGTAGAAACGTATCTATCCATTGAAGAATTAGATTCGATTAACTCGTCACTTTCTCCTTCAGTTTCTTCGGATATGATTTCGTCACTACCACTTGGTTCGTTAGAGAAGTGTGCTTCTTTAACAGTTTTAACTTTTTCTGCAAATTTCTCTGCATCTTCAAAGTCAAGGTCGTTTACTAGAGTTTTCAACTTCTCAACTTGTGTGTCAGCAAGGTCAGAAGAAGATTCTCTGATAATTTCCTCTTTCTTCATTTCTTCTAACTCACCACTTTGGTCGATAACTTTCTGAGTAGTTTCATTGAGTTTAGACTCAAGTTCTTCTACTTGTTCAGCAAGTTCGTCAACTAGGTCAACTTTAGACTCAGGGACTTCGATGTAAGATTCACTAAATAAATCTTTCAACTTAGACATAAACCCTTCGGCGATTTCAGTTCTAAGACCGTTTTCGACTTGAAGTTCATTTTCCTTCATCCAATTTTCAACTACATAGTTAAGGTATGAATCGACTTTCTCAACCATTTCAGATTTAGTTGAAGATATTTCTTCTTCTAACTCTTCTTTGTATTGAGATTCTAATCTATCAATTTCTTCTGATAGTTTAGATTTTACTGCCGCTTCAAATATTACTGCAGTTTTTTCCTTGAACTCATCACTTAGAGTTGCTTCGGATTCGACTAATGCATTAAGTTCGCCCATAGTGTCAACTTCTGGTGATTCAACAATTGCTTCACCTTCCATTTCTTCTACTTCTTCCTTTTTCATGTCTTTATGATAACTGTTGTACATGCTTTCCATGTCTGTTTTAGACATTTTCAACATTTTGTCAGTCATCGCACTAATCATACCTGCTTTTGTTTTCGGTGCAGGTGCCTGTTTAGGTTTTACCGCATCGGTCGCTTTATCTACAGATGCAATAGACTCAGGTTCACTTACTGGACTGGCGTCCTTAGCACTACCTTTTGCCTTTACACTTGACATTGCTTCCGCTTCTTCGAGAGTTTCTTCCACGATTTCGTTAACTACTTCATCAGTAGAAGTCTCGACTTCATCATTTCTGATTTCATCTGTCATAATTGACTCCCTATTATATTCGAGATTTAATTAACGAGAGGAAATTTTTAAATTCTCTTACAGAAGTCTCATAAGCGACTTTTCTGGGAGCATTTTTAATTTCTGTCTCCATTTCTTCAACTTCTTGAGGTTTTAAAACACCGTTATTCCAAACCCACTCAACACCTTCCATTATACCATTAACAAATGCTTCTGGTGCCGATGGGTCTTGCACGATATCAACTGTGCTAAGAATGAAGTCATCTCTGACCTGCATAGCGCCGTTTCTATTCTCAAGACTACCCATACCACGAGTTGACACTCCTAGTTGAACACCGCCATCAAGAAGACCTTTTACAATCTTACCATTTGGCGTATCAAGTATTTGCGCCTTTCCTACTACATCATTTCCCTCAAATTTGAGTTCTTT